AATCATTTGTTCCACCTTTATTTTCAATATCACAATCTTCATAATGATTATATCTATCAAAAGTTATTGTGATGTTGAAATCGGAAGAAGTTCCATTTGAACATAAAATAGGTGTTTGCCCTGATGAAATATAGTAAGATTCAGTATACCCTGTTGTTGAATCACAATAACCAGAATATCTATACGAATTCCATTTTATTCTACCATCTGTTGTAAATTTAAACGAAAGATTATTATCAACATAATTTGATTCTATTGTTTCACCACTAATTCCCCAATAATAAAAAGTTGACCCACCTGACCATCCAATATTATTTCGGTTAAAAACAAAATCTAAAGTCCAACCTTTTTCTGTTCTTTTTCTTATTTTAAAATCACACGTATGTCCAGTATATTGTTCGTTTATGGGTAGTACCCATAAATTTGTAAAACCAGAATAACAAGAAGAATCAACAGTCAATCCAGTGTATAATATTTCAGTTGTTAAATCTAATACGTCAGTATTATAATTTGTATCTTCCGATAATTCAAAATCATAAAATTCTGATGAATCTAGTTTTAAATCTAGTTTTGATCCGTAAAATTTTAAAATATTTTGACTATTCATTATATATAAATATCTTTCATTTCTTTTGATATTTATAAATATTAAAAAATAATAAAATGGACCAATATTTAAAGAAAATAATTGAGGAAACTTTTGCATCTAAAGCACAACAAAGATTCTTTTATGCTAAAGCGGGAGATAAATCCATACCTAAAAAAGAAAGGAAAAAATGGGATAAATGGTCTAAAGAATTTTCAAGTAAAACTGATTATAAAAAAATACCAGATAAAGTTGAAAATGAATTAGATGAAATAGTGGATGAATTTGGAAATATTTCTAAAAAGAAAGTACCATTAACTAAAGATAGTAAAGGTACAACACATAAAACTACCGATGAAATTGTAAAAACAGGTGGTGGTTCTATGGGTATTCATGGTGTACACGGTACGCATACATCACTTAGATATTGGGCAGAATCTGATTTAAGTAAAGGATTGGGATATGAAAAAACATTAGGGAGAGATGCTGATATTGAATCCGCTAAAAAATATTTTAAACATGAACTTGAAATTGATGATGATGAAACTGAAGAAAGATTATCTTCATATGGATATGATGAGGATTTAGAAGGTGATAAAGTTAGACTTATTGAAAATCCTAAGAAATATATTGAAGATTACGTTGAAAGTATTATCAATAAAAAAACAGATAGTAATGATTTAATAAAGAAAGACCAATATGAAGATGTTGATCAAGAATTAGAACCTATTATAAAAAAACAGATATCTGCTTTGAAAAAAACTTTAAAAAAGAATAATGTACCATTAAGTCATGTTTTTAAACTATTAAAAAGAGAAGATGAATAAAGATTTAAAAAACAGGGTTTTTAAAATACCTCAAGATATTTTAGTCAAAATAAAACAAACAATAACTTGGTTGAATGGTGAAAATATTAAAGGTATTCAAAGAGCTAAAAAACTTTTAGAAGACAAAACTGTAAAATATAATCAATTAAAAAGAATTATTCATGATATTCAGAACATGGATAAAATTAAGGATAAATTAAAATATGATCTTTGTGGTGGGGAGTTAATGGAAAAATGGGCATTAACGTTTTTAAATAACGAAAGAGATTTGATTAAAAGTAATAAAAAATCGAAAAAAAAATCTGATGAGGCTTCAGGTTTAACTGGTCAAAGAAAAAATGGTTATTTAAATTCACACACCAAAAGATTTAGTTTTAAAATCCCATTAAATTTAATGAAAAGTAATTCAAATAAAACAAGTGTTTCATCATTAAAACTATTTGAAGAACTTGAAAAAATAAAAAAACTAATCACACATTAATATGGCAACTCAATTAGAAATAATAGCTGAACAACAAAGACAACAACATTTATCAACAAATCAGTACAATTATAATCAATTGTATGATTCAAATAATTTAAATGCGTTATCTAGTAATGACGAAAAAGGTAAAGGAGAGTTGAATGGTAATATAGGTTCTAAAAAAGATATACTTGAAAGGAACTCATTATTATCTAAGAATTTATATAATAATAAATTTTTATATGATTCTAACAATCCAAACGCAATATCTGATGGTGATGAAAAGGGAAAGGGGGAAACAACAAAATCAATAGGTGGATTAACTGATATTAATGTTAGAAACATTCTATTAGGTAAAAACATATACACATCTAATAATGGTTATGGTACTAATAACCCAAACGCAATATCTGATGGTGATGATAAAGGAAAAGGTGAAAATAATAATGGTAGTATTGGTTCTAATAAAGATATACTTGAAAGAACAACTTTATTATCAAAAAATATTTATAAACCATTAAATGATTATAATTCAAAACACCCAAACGCAATATCTAACGGTGATGATAAAGGGAAAGGTGAAAATTCAAATGGTGTTATTGGTTCTAAAACAGATATAAATAAAAGGAATGAACTTTTATCAAAAAACATTTATAAAACAGGTTTTTTATATGGTTCAAATAATCCAAATGCAAAATCTAATGGTGATGAAAAAGGTAGAGGAGAAATTGATGGTTTTGTTGGTACTAAAACAGATATGAATGAAAGAGTAAATTTACATTCTAAAAATATATATAGACCAAATTATCCTTATAATTCAAATAATCCAAACGCTATATCTAATGGTGATGAAAAAGGTAGAGGTGAACGTAATGGTATTGTTGGAACAAAGACAGATATTAGTGAAAGAACATTATTAATTGCACGAAATAAATATAACTCTACTGAAGATTATAAGAAAAAAACTATTTTTTAATGAATAATTTTAAAAAGATTTTATTAGAAATGTCGATTGGTTCAAAAAGAGAAAGAATTACTAAAGCTATAAAAAATAGATTTTTAGTTTCTTTTTATTATAATGGACCAAAAGGTGAAGTATTACCGGGTAGAAGAATTAAAGCAGAGTTAGTTGTATTAGGGTTAACAAAAAAAGGTAATTTAGTTGCTAGAGGTTGGGTTCAACCGCCGTCAATATCTAAAAAAGGTTTTGAAAAACATGGATGGAGATTATTCATGTTAAATCGAATGTCTGGTATTCAAATATATGAAGATGAAACTTTCGATGTAAAAAGACCTGATTTAAATGATAGTGGTGATAAGTCTTTAAGTGTTGTTTATGTTACAAGTGATTGGGGTACGTTACCTACAGTACCCAAAAAAGATGATGAAAAACCAGAACCAGCAACTGAACCGGAATTACCTGAACCAAAACCATCAGTAGAACCTGAAATAGAACCAGAACCTGATACAGAACCCGAACCTACAATAGAACCGGAATTACCTGAACCAAAACCAGAATCAAAACCTCCAATAACACCCGACCCAAAAATTGATTTCACATCTGAAATTTACGATGAATTAAAGAAAAAAGTTCAGGATATTGATGGTAAAAAAACAATATCACCAGACGACTTTAATATTCTTATGGATAATTTACGTAAAAAAGAATTTAATGATTGGTCTAATAGAAAAAAAGAAATCGGAGATAATTCTAGACCGGGTGAAGGGACTCGTAGAAGGATTGAAAAAGAAACCGAAGTAAAATTATTTAATTTAATGAAAAAAGATAATATTGTCATAGGGACAATACCATTACAAGAATCAATAAAAAGAATTAAAGCTTTAATCTTTTTTTAAAAATAATTATATTATAAAAAAATACATTATGGTAAAAGGTACAATAAGTGAAAATGAATTAATGATGAAATTAGTTCAAGCAAAAAAAGTATTAAATAAAGTTGATGGAGGTAATTATGAGAGAGGACATATAAATGAAACAATTTTAAGGTCTAACCCTGAAGATATTGACCCTTCGTATTTAAAAAACAACGCAACAAGTGTTTCATCTAAAAAAGTTATGGAATCTAAACTCCCTGACGTTATAAAAAAGGCGATGATTGATACACCTATACCACAAATAAGTTTAAATGATTCATTAAATTTAGATTTTGTTAAAAATACAAAAAAATTAATGGAAGCTGAGGGTGTTAGAATTAATAGTAACTCAAGTAAATCAATACAAAGTAATAATGATGGTCATTTAATGAAAGAATTAACGCCATTAATTGAGAATATCGTAAGAAAAACAGTTACAGAAATATTAGATTCAAAACTGAATCAAATTTTAACCGCACAACAAACTCTTTCAATCAATGAAAATTTAGTGTTAAAAGTTGGTGATTCTATTTTTAAGGGTAAAATTACTGGTGTTAATAAATCTAAATAATTTTTCTATTTTTTTTTTAATTTCTTTTTTGTATTATTATTTTATAATGATTATTTAATGTCAAAAATTAATATTTTAACAATTCCTCCTGATATACACGGTGTAGGTAAATATAGAATTTTAGATCCCTTTAAATTTATTGGTGATAACTATTCAGACGAATTTCATGTTGATATATCCATGAACGTAGAAAATGACGATGAACTTTTTAAAAAATATGATGTTGTAGTATTTCATAGTTTTATTCATCAAATGAGTCATGAACAAAATTTAGAAAGAATTAAAAAGTTAAAATCACAAGGTATAAAAGTGGTTATGGATATCGATGATTATTGGTTAGTTGATTTTACTCATCCAATGTATCACCAAATTAAACAACATGAAATACCTCGTAAAAAAGTTGAGTTAATGAAAGCTTCAGATTGGGTAACTTGTACAACTCAAACTTTTGCTGATTCGATTAGAACAAAATTAGGTATTAAAAATGTTTTAGTTTTTCCAAATGCTGTTGACCCAAATGAACCACAATTTAAATCAAATCCAGAAAAATCTGATAAAATAAGATTTGGGTGGTTAGGTGGTTCAAGTCATTATCATGATGTTAAATTAATGTCTTCAGGTATTAGTTCAATTCTTGGACAATATTCAAACACACAATTCGTTTTATGTGGGTTCGATTTAAGAGGTACTGTAACTGAAAATAATCCACAGACTGGTGAACAAAAAATTAGACCAATTCAACCAATGGAAACTGTTTGGTATAATTATGAAAAAATATTTACAGAAAATTATAAGTACATAGATGAAGATTATAAAAAATATTTACTATCTTTCACCCAGAAAGAATATGATACATCTGAAAAGAGATATCGTAGAGTTTGGACACAACCAGTAAATAAATATGCTATGAATTATAATTTATTTGACGTATCTTTCGCCCCTCTTATCGAAAGTGACTTTAATGCTAATAAATCACAACTAAAAGTTATTGAAGCAGGTTTCCATAAGAAGGCATTAATTGCAAGTGAAACACTACCATATACTCATGATTTAATTAATGTTTTTGATTATGGTGGTAAAATTAATGATAAAGGTAACGCTCTTTTAGTGTCACCTAAAAAAAACCATAAACAATGGGCACAACAAATGAAAAGACTTATAGATAACCCAAACATGATAGAAGATTTAGGTAATAAACTTTATGAAACTGTAAAGGATACTTATTCTCTTCAAAATGTTTCTAAAAATAGGACACAATTTTTTAAATCAATAATCTAGTAAACATGTATTATTTAGTAACTGTAGGTTATGAGTTAGAACAACTCGACCGAAATGGTAATCCAAGGCTTCAAAAAATCAAGTATGTTGTTGAAGCTCAATCTGTTGAAGAAGCAACTATTGTAGTTGCAAAATATCGATCTGAAGATGTTAGATCGAGTGAAAGTTTATCAATTGTAAAATTACAAATTGAATGTGTAATTGATAAACAAAACACCCCACAATATTTTAAATAATTAAAAAACCAAAAAAATGGAATTTTTTAGTCGTGAACTTCAGATTTTAAGACAATCACAAAGTAAAATGGTGGTAGAGTATTTAAATTCTTTACAAGTAAAAGTGACTGTAGAGGAACTACAAAAAATTACAGATGTTTTTGTTGAATGTTGTATAAGACCACAAGATGATGAGTTGAAAGATAGAATTAAAAAATTAGATAAATGGATAGAAACTAAAAAAAATAAAATAGAAAAAATAGATGGATAAAAATAATATCGATGATTACGTTAATAGACTACGTGAAATTGAAAATTCTTTAGAATCTGATGATGTTGATTTTTCACTTATAAGTGATTTAAACAAAGTATTGTTAGCTATTGATAATGACATTCAAAATAATGCGATGAATATTAACACCTCATTGAAAATTAGGTTAAAAAAATTAAATCCAACTGCAGTAACCCCGTCTTATTCTAAAGACGGGGATGCTGGAATGGACTTAACGGCAACAACAATAATATCTAACACTATAGACCAAGTCACATATGGTACGGGTATCTCGTTAGAGATACCTAAAGACTATGTTGGTTTAGTTTTTCCTAGATCATCTATTCGGAAATATGATTTAGAATTAACTAATTCTGTTGGTGTTATTGATAGTGGATACAGAGGAGAGATTCAATTAACTTTCAATAAAGTTAATAATAAAACAACAATTTATAATGTTGGTGATAGGGTAGGACAAATTATGATTATACCATATCCAAAAATAAATTTTGTTGAATCTGATGAATTAACAATAACTGAAAGAGGCGAAGGTGGATTTGGTTCATCCGGTTCATAATTAAATAAATAAATAAAATAAAATAAATTGAGAAAATCAAATTTGAATTCAGAAAATAATACTGAAAATAAAACACCTAAGAAAGAAAGAATTAGGCAAATAATAAAAGAACCAAAAGAAAAATTTTTAACAACAAATCAAGAAGAATATTGGAAAATTTTAGGTGAAAATGAAATTACCTTATGTTTTGGACCTGCTGGTGTGGGAAAAGCACAGCCTTTAGATTCCATTATTTATACTCCTGATGGTGAAAAAACTATGGGGGATATTGAAGTTGGTGATTATGTGATTGGTGAAGATGGTAAAAAAACTAAAGTGATTGCCACACATCCTCAAGGAATTAAACCTATTTATAGAGTTTTATTTAATGATGGTTCTTTTACTGAAACATGTAATGAACATTTATGGTTTACACAAACAGAAAAAGATAGAAATAATCGTACAAAAATTAAAGGTGAAAGATTTAAAAATCCATTAAAAGGGAGTGTTAAAGAATTATCAGAAATAAGAGAAAGTATTATTTCTAGTCGTGGATATAAAAACCATACGATTCCAATAACTAAACCTGTAAATTTTAATGAAGTTCCTCTTTTTGTAAAACCATATTTAATGGGTATTTTATTGGGTGATGGTGGACTTTCACAGGAAAGAATAACATTTACTACTGCTGATACTGAAATAGTTGATAATATCAATTATTTAATTCCTGAAACTTGTGTTCTTAAAGAAGTACCATCTGCTAAATATGGTTATTCAATTGTTTCTAAACGAATAGAGACTTCTAATAATTTAATTCTCGATGAAATTAGAGAGTGTAGGTTAAATAGTATAAAAAGTATAAATAAATTTATACCTAAAAAATATCTTTTTAATTCAGTAGAAAATAGAATAGAACTTTTACAAGGATTATTAGATAGTGATGGATATGTAAATAGAAATGGAACATCAGTTTTTTACACAACAACATCAGTAGAACTAATGAATGATGTTAAATTTTTAGTAAATAGTTTAGGTGGTGTAGTCAATATCACTAATAAAAAACCTTTTTACAGAGATAAAAATGGTAATAAAATTATTTGTAATATCGCATATACATTAACAATAAATCTTCCAAACGATATAAAACCATTTAAACTCAAAAGAAAATTAGATTTAGTAAAACCAAAAACTAAATACCCCCCAAAAAGATTTATAACTAGTATTGATTATGTTGGAGATAAAGAAGCTAAATGTATAACTATTGATTCTGAAAACCAATTATATTTAACTGATAATTTCATAGTGACACATAACTCGTACATTGCCATGAAAAAAGCAGTGACATTATTATGGGACGATAAAAATAAGTATGAAAAAATTATAATAGTAAGACCAGCAGTAGAAGCTGAAGAAAAGTTAGGATCATTACCAGGTAATTTAGAAGAAAAACTTGACCCATATATTTATCCGTCTTATTATTTATTGAATAAAATTATTGGTAAAGAATGTAGAGAAAAATTAAAACAAGAAGGTTTTATTGAAGTAGCTGCTTTAGCTTTCATGAGAGGATGGAATGTTGATAATACGATTCTTATATTTGAAGAAGCACAAAATACAACACCTTCACAAATGAAACTTTTACTAACAAGAATAGGATATAATTCAAAGTTTTTTATTTCAGGTGATTTAGAACAATCAGATAAATTTAAAGATAAAACAAAAACAGGATTATATGATGCTAAGGTGAGATTAGAGAATATAAAAAATGTTGGTTTTTTTGAATTTGATACAAAAGATATTGTTCGTAATCCTATAATTGGCGAAATATTAAAAAGGTATGATTAAAACTTTATTTATTTAAATTTTTTTATTATATTTTATTATGGAATTATTTATAAGTATCGATGGCGTTTTAAGGAACACTATCCAAAAATTTGATTATCACTACAAAGATTATTTTTTTAATACCGAGTCACCTTCAGAAGAAACTTTTGAATATGGTATAAATGAACCAATATATAATGATAATCTTTTTAATTCGTACAAATTTCAGTCATATGATGAATTTATAAAATTTACATATTTTGATTTCCCTATAGAAATTTATGGTCATGCGGGTTTAAGTTACCATCAATCTTGTACAGAATTAAATTCTTTGATTTTTGAGAATCCACATATTAATGTTACATTAATAGGTCATACTGAAAAAGGTAAGGGGAAACCGGCAACTCTTTTCTTCTTATCTAAGAATGGTGTTATGTGTGATTCTATTAGATTTGTTTCTTTAGATAAAATGAACAAATTATGGAATGAATGTGATTTATGGATAACAGATAATAAAGAAATAATTAATTCTTGTCCTAAGAATAAAAAAGTAATTAAATTTAATACACCGTATAATAATCACTTTACAAATTCAATAGAAATAAATAAATTATCTCAAATAAATAAAGAATGCTTGAAATATTCGGAAAAAACTATTACATCGACATTGATGGGATTACTTCAAAATGTCAAATCCAAGATCCAATAAAAAAAGAAGGAGAAAGTGAAACTTTAGAAATAAACATTTTTAAATACGAAACAATTAAAATGTGTTTAGATCGTATTTTAAATGAATATGTTGAAATGGATGAACAAATTGTTCCATTCTCACAAAACGAAGTTTCAGTTTCTTTTAAAATTGCGTTTAACACACTAATAAAAAATAAAATATTATTAGAAGAAGATGAATATGAATAAAGAAAATATTGAAAAATTAGAAAATTCGTTACATAATTTAATCTCTAACGAACATGTTATTTATTTTTTAACTTATGATACTAAGAATAATCCTAGAGCATCAGTTAAATATATTTATGACCTTGCATTAACATTAAAAAACAATGGGTATAATGTTAAAATATTAGTTGAAGATAAAACATATCAAGGAGTACAATCATGGTTAGGAAATGATTATGATTCATTAGATGTTTTAACAATTAAAGACGATAAAGTTGAAATAAAAATAGAAGATATTGTTGTTGTTCCAGAATATTATTCTAACATATTAGAAAACCTTTCTAATATTAAATGTACTAAAGTTATGTTAGTACAACAAAAAGAATATATTTACGAAACATTACCAATTGGTAGTAGATGGATTAATTTTGGTTTTGATAAAATAATCACTACAACAGAATATACTAAAAAATATATAATTGAGTATTTTAAAGATGTTAATGTATTTATTATTCCACCAATAATCGGAGAAAACTTTAAACCAAATGAAAAAACACCTAATCCGACTATTTCTATTTCTTGTAGAGATAGATCAATCAATAAAAAAATTATATCAGAATTTTATTTAAAATATCCACAATTAAGATGGATAAATTTTAAAGATATGAATCAATTAACATATGAAGAATTTTCAGACGCGTTAAAAGATTCTTTTGTTTCCGTTTGGGTAGATGATGATTCAACTTTCGGTACGTTTCCATTGGAATCCATGAAATGTGGCGTACCTGTAATTGGTAAAATACCTAAAAACGAACCAGATTGGTTAGATGAAAATGGAATGTGGACATATGATGAAAATAAAATTACTGAAATTTTAGGTAAGTATGTTATGGCTTGGATTGAAGGTGTTGAACTAACAGACGAAGTTAAACAAAAAATGAAGGATACATTGTTACCTTATGAAAAAGAAATAACTGAAAAGAATATTACAGTTATTTTTGAATCTTTTAAAACAAATAGAATAACAGTCATAGAAAAGGCATTAGAAAAATTAAATAACGAAGAAATTAAAGTATGAAAAATATAACAATTATTTTACCAATACATGAATGGAATGATGATTATCGGATAATGTTTGAAAATGCGGTTAAATCGGTCGAAGAATTTTATAATGATGTTAAATTAATTATTGTTGGTCCTAAAAATATAACATCAAATATTAATATTATATCAGATAAAATCGAATCTAAAATATTAATAAACAAAGGTGAAACTGATTTTTGTAGTCAAATAAATTTAGGGATTGATAACTGTGATACCGAATGGTTTTCAATACTTGAAATAGATGACGAATATAGACCATCATGGTTGAAATTTATGAACACATATAGCAAGGAAAATCCAACGGTAGATGTTTTTCTACCTATTGTTAGAGATATTAATGTTGAAGGTACTTTTTTAAGTTTCACAAACGAAGCAACTTGGGCATATGGATTCTCAGAAAAACAAGGGTTTTTGGATAATGAAGCACTTTTAGATTATCAAAATTTCCAAATTAGTGGTGGATTATATAGAACATCAGTTATTAAAGAACATGGTAAATTAAAAGATAATATAAAATTAACTTTTGGGTATGAGTTTTTATTAAGACTAACACATAATGGTATATCTATTATGACTATACCAAAAATAGGATATCAACATGTAAATTTTAGAGAAAACTCATTATTTTGGTCATATAAAAATGATGATAAATTAAAAATATCTGAAGAAGAAGTTAAATTCTGGTTAGATACAGCAAAAAAAGAATTCTTTTTTAAAAATAAACGAGATATATTGAATTATGTAAAAAATTAATAATGCCCCGTAAGAGAACCCAAAAAGTGTATTTTGGGGAGGACCAAGAAAAAGCGGTGGTGAGATATTTAGAATCCGAATCCGAAATAGAAAAGAATAAGATATTCAATGAATATTTAAAAGAACCTCTCATTATAATGGTCGAATCTATTATTCGACGTTATAAATTATATCGAAAAGATTTAGATTTTTCGGATATACATAGCGATACAATGTCTTTTTTAATTACAAAAATTAATAAATTCGACCACACAAAAAATCATAAAGCATATTCTTATTTTGGAACAATATGTAAAAATTATTTAATGGGTGCTATACAAAAAGATACAAAAGAAACAAATAGAAATGTTTCTTATGAAGATATTTCTTCTGATATAGAAGAAAATTTTAAATATTCTTACGTTATAGATGAAAATTTTATTGATTATGAAGACGTTGTAGTTAAAATCACCATAAAAATGGAAGAGTTTATGGAAAAAGAAGATTTAACAGAGAATGAAGAAAAATTAGGTTATGCTCTTTTAGAGATTTTTTCAAATTTTGATAAAATATTTCAAGTAGGTGATGGAAATAAATTTAATAAAAATTTAATTTTACTTTCATTACGTGAAATGACATCATTATCTACAAAAGAAATAAGGATATGTATGAAAAAATTTAAAAAACTTTATAAAGGTATTATTCTAAATTTCATAAATTAAAATAATATATATTTATCATATTATGAGAGAAAGAAAAAATTTAATATCACTAAATACAGATTCAGCATTAGCTTTAATGCAAGAAATTTATAATGATATTGTGGAACAAAAAAATACTGCGTCAATGATAACAAAAAAAATGTTATCATTTATGAAAGATTCTGAAGATATGAGTGTTATTGGACCCGTGATAAAAGAACAACAAAAAATTTTAAATGATTGTACTGAAAAGAAAATATCATTAGTTAAACTTCAAAGTGCATTATTAAAACAAACTCAAGGATCTTCTTCAAATTCTAATATGGGTAAATTACAATTGACTGAAGATGATAAACTTTTGTTAGAAAAGTTAATGTCTGAACCTGACAATGAATCAAATGATGGTGTTTATAAATTATAATGAGTAAATTAAGAAATACTAAAAATTCTCTTTTATCATTAATTGAAGGTATAAAAAAAATTAATGATGACCCAAAAGGATTTTCAAATTCATTTGAAAATAAATATCCTAAAAATATACCGTCAACAAATGATTTTGTTGGTAAGAAACTTGATAGTTTAAAACAAAGAAAAAACCAAAAAAAAGAAAACAAAAAAGATATTTTCAATGAAATTTTAGAAGTTGTTGAACAATTTTTAAGTGTTGACAAAAAAACTAAACAATCTGAAATATCACAAAGTGGTTCTACAGTAAATTCAGAAAAAAACAACGTCAAAAAAAAAATAAATAGACATGCAATAAGTGCAAGTGAAAAGGCTTTAGCGTCAGCTAAGGAAATAGTGATAAAAAGGTTATCTGAATGTTTATTTGTTGGCGATGGTATTTGTGGTACAAACAGACCTATTACTGGTGACACAATAAACTTAAGACCTGAAGAATTCGATTTATTAGATATTTTAACTGTTGATCCGGCGTCATCATTAGGTCAAATTGTTTATGAACCTAAATCAACAGAAAGAAATAAACAAAAAGTTAATAGAGAATTATACACCATATTTAGTGGAGGTACATATGATTTTATTTCTAATAACGATAATACATTATTTACAACTACTTGGGATGTAAATAACCAACATTATACATTTTCAGGATTAACACAAGGAAATGTTTCAGGTATAAAAGTACAAGATTTTATATCTGATTATTATTCATCGATAGAGTTTCCTGAAATAAATGATATAATTAAAACCGGAATGTTGTTAACAATTCAGGGAGGTCAAAATAGTGGTAAAACTATTCAATTTGATAAATCATTAAATCTTGTCGACAGGTTATTAAAAAAGTTACTTTCTGTTTGTGGTTCAGATACAAAAAAAGATGAACTTAAAAATCAAAATGCCGTTGATATGTTTGACGAAAATGAAGAAGATATTGAATCCTATTTTGATTTTGATGATGTTGAAGGAATTGATTTAGATGATGAAAATTTAAGATATAGAGGGGTTTTAAAATTTAAAGATTGTTATAATTTTGAAATAGATGTTGATGATACACATATGGAAGATTTTGTTTATTTAGTAAAAAATAAACAAGCAAAAAAAGTTATTGATGATGTATTAACAAAAGTCGCTACCGATGCTAATGAACAATCTAATAATTCATTAAAAATACCTGATTTATTTTCTAATTTAATAAATAACTTTATACTTAACTTACCTAAGGCATTAATAATGTCTGTATTGTCTGCAAAAATGTTTTTACCTTTAATTATTCTTTACAAATATTTTAAAATGATGTCACTAAATGTTATTTTAAATGTTAAAGATTTAATTAAAAAATTTAATAAGGCTATTTTTAATATTGTAAAAGATTTATTTTGGTTATTCATAAATGAATTTTGGAGACTTATTAAAATAGATTTAATTGCGTTTGTAACTAAATTAGTAAAAAAAATAATTAAAGAAAAATATAAAAGATATGTCCTTATCGTTTCATCTTTAATAAATCTATTAAAGAGTGTTCAACAAACAAATGTTGATAATTGTTTCAGTATTTTTGAATTAATACTTAAAACTATTAATGGTGCGATTAATATGAAAGGTCCAATATCGATACCTTCTGTTTTATTATTCACAGCTGATTTAAGTTCAGGATATAGTAAAGAACGTGCTTTTTTAAGTATTGTTGAAAAAATGTCTTCTCTTGGTGTTAATACAGGTCCAATATATGGTGAAGATAATCAGTTATTAACCATAGTAAAATCTATAATTGATGGACATATTGAAGAGGAGGATACGAATTCTTTTGTAAAAATAGTACTAAAAGGTGGGTATTTACCAGGACCTTTAGGTGGTGCGGTGATACCTCCAGGTGTGATTACTGGTGTTGGTAAAAAAATATAATATGGAAAAGAAAAGAATAATAGAAATTATTGATGATATAAAAGATAAACCTAATAAAGATTTATTAGAATGTGAATTTGTTCTTTTTGAAGAATATGAAAAAACAAAAGAAATAGTTATAGAATTAACTAAACATATGGATACTATAGAAGAAATGCATTCTAAAATTATTTCTGAAATTGAGAAAAGAAAAAATTTATGAAAATAATAGATATTGGTATTTGTATTGATAATGAAGACCCTAAAGCTATGGGTAGGATTCGTTGTATTGATTATGACGATTATGTTTCAGGAAAAGAAAATTATAGAAAATATACTCCATGGAGTGAAGAAGATCCATTCATTGCATTACCTTTTTTACCAAACAATATAAATTTTATTCCTGAGAATTTTCAAGCGGTAAAAATTTTAAGGTATAATACAGAAAAAACAACAGTAAACCAAGAATATATTGCGGGTCCATTTACCACAAGGTTCGATTTTAATGGTCAAACATATTCAGAACAAGTTAGTCCAACTACTTTTGGTTCAGGTGTAAAAGATAAAATTGATATATTATCTAATGGTAAATTACCAAAAGATAGTGAAAATATGTTAGCTAAAAATACTGATTATTCTATTTCAGGTAAATTTGGTTCTGATATTTTATTAACAGAAGATGGTTTAGTTTTAAGGGGTGGAAAGTTAATCTCTAAAAAATCTTCAACAAAAGAACAAAGAAAAAAACTTTTTAATTATCCATTATCTTCTAAGAAAGTTGCAAAATTACAATTAAAAAAATTTTCAGAAAAAAAAGTTTTAGTTGAAGAAGAAAAAATCACCACAACATACGAAAATGTAAATCTAAAGTATGTTATTGAATATGATATTAATAGTATTACCAATCCAAATACTATTAATTATTTTATATATAAAATAAATACAAATGTTTATGGTGAATTATTTAAAACAAATTATTTTACAGAATTTACTGAATTACCTATAAATTCTTATATTTTATTAAATGACGACAATACTAATACTACACCAACATTAACTGTTGATATGTTAAGTAAAGTGGATTTTAGTGGGAGTACATTAGAAAGTAAAATAACACAAATATGTTCTGAAATAAGAACAACATTAACCAATATAAAAGATAATGGATTTATTGGTTTGTTTAATTCAGAAATAAATAAAAAATTTGACGGTCCTGAAGATTTAAATAATATATATCCTTTTTTCTTTAGACCGACATATTCATTAAGGACATTACCAACATCTAATCCAACAGAATTAAACACTAAAAATAATTTATTATTAGGTGTTAAATTATCTAAAAATATACAACAAAGTAGTTTAGTTTGGTCTAACACATCTTTTTCATCTAGACCTATTTTTAAAACAGAAAAAATAAAAAATTTAAAAAAAGATAATACATCAAAAGAACAAACATTTGGTAGTATAACATCTGATAAAATATATTTACTATCTACTGACACTAATTTCACTAACAAAACAATTGAGTTTGATAAATTAAATAGTTATGAATATGAACAAGATGATTATTTAAGTAAAATTGACCCTAATACATACGCAACAGTTAGGGGTGAAAATTTATATAATGTTTTAGTTGCTTTTAAAAATTTAATGGATAGTCATATTCATAACATAAATCAACCTTTATCTAAAGGAGATGAAAATTGGATTATATTAGATAATTTAATGTCCACATTAGAAAATGAGTTATTAAACAAGTCAATTAGAATCAACTAATGACATATTTATATAATAAAAAATATGTCTTATTTCCGTTCGTATTTTGAAAAAAATAATACCATAATAAAAAATTATGGTGTAAATACTGCAAAAAATCCAACTACCGAAATTTTTTATGGGTCAGGTTTTTCTAAATATTTATTTAAAGTCGATTTTTCTGATTTAATAACAAAAATTCAAAATGGTGATTTAGTTAATAACACTAATACTAGACATTATTTAAAAATGACCAATACTATATTCGGTGATCCTAAATTAATAGGTGAAAAAAGAAACACTGGAAAACAAAGAACCACATCATTTGATTTAATACTTTTTAAAATTTCAGAAAATTGGGATGAGGGCATTGGATTTGATTATGAAGATGGTGGATATGATTTCACGTATGGTAATAATACTTTTGATGAACGTCCATCAAATTGGTTTAATAGGACAACTTTAAATGGGTGGACAATCCCTGGTGTCTATTCAACATCACCAACAATATTAACGACAATTCATTTTGATAACGGTAACGAAAATATCGACGTAGATATCACTGACTACGTTAATGGTATTATTGTGTCAGGTAACACTAATCATGGATTAGGGTTAGCCTTTGCTGTCTTATATCAAGATATTAATGATGAATATGACCAATCTGTTTCATTTTTTACCAAATACACACAAACATTTTATGAACCTTTTGTTGAATCTGTTTTTGATGATTTAATACAAGATAATCGACAAAATTTTATTAGTGAAAGAGATAATAATCTTTTTTTATATGTAACAAAAGGTGGTAATTTTTATGATTTAGATGGAATGCCTATTGTTGATATTTTAAATAGTTCAGAGACACCAATTACGGGACTTACGGGGTTAACAACAACCAAAATTAAAAAAGGTATTTATAAAGTTGCTTTCGGTATATCTGGTGAACTATGTGATGGTAAAAGATTTTTTTATGATAAATGGAGAAATTTAAATATTGATAATAATTCAATATCGGATGTCACACAAAAATTCGTACCTAAACCATTTTCCAATTATTATTCATTTGGGTCAAATCCAACAGAATCACAAAATTTTATTATACAATTTTCAGGAATAAAACAAAATGATAAAATAATAAGAGGTGAATTAAAAAAGATTGTTATTGATTTGAAATCAATTGAAATTTCTAAATCACAATTATTTGAAAACGTTTTTTATAGAATATTTATAAAAGAAGGTAAAACTAACGTTATTGTTTATGATTGGACTAAATTAGATATGACAACTAATGAAAATTCGTTCTATTTAGATACATCATTTATGATACCTAGAGAGTATTTTATGGAATTTAAAGCATTAACATATACTGAGGAAAATTTTTATCCTAACTATATTAAATTTGAAATAATATCAGAAAAATAAAATTAAAATTATGAAAAATATTAAAACAATTATTAAAAAACAATTAAAAAATTTATCCGAATCTGCTTATAGTGAAGAGAATTATATGTTTTTTCAAAATATCTCTCAAATACATAGACAATGTGAGATTTTATTAAAAATGGATGAGAATGAAGTTGATTCAATTTTACAAAATGGTCATGATTGGGCGGATGACCATATTTCAGAAGCCAAAACAAATATTGACCAAGTTTTTGATTTTTTAATGAATGAAACTGAAAGTACAGATAAAAAACCTAAAATGAATTCAAGATTAGAACCAAACATGGATACATTTAGTTTAAATGAAAATGAAGTGATTGATGAGTCTAAAAATAAACCAACTAACCCTAAACTATGGGCAGCGTCTTTAGCTTGGGCTAAAACTAAATATGATGTTTGTCCAAGTGCATATTGTAATGGTGCAGCTGCTAAAAGATATAAATCAAAAGGTGGTGGATGGAGAAAAAAAACAAATGAAAGTGTAAACGAGTCAAAAAAAGATAATGATGATATCTATCACAAAACATATACTTCAGCAATTAATGCTGGTCTTGAATACGCAGAGAAAAAAGGTTACACATATGACCAAGATGAAGTTGCATCTGAAATAGGTATGGGACCAAAAAAACCAAAAGAAGGCGATACAAATCGATTTACAATATCTTTGAAAAAAGATGATAAGGAACAAAAGAAATCTTTACACATACAAGTTTATGGTATGAAAGAAAAATATGAATTAAATTGTTATATAAATTAATATTATGAATTCAAATATAATAAACGAAATATTAAAAGGTTATATAATCGCTGCTCTTTGGACTGAAGAAGAAAGAATAAATGATGAATATGGGGTTGATGATGAACTTATATATGGTGATAATGATGATGACGAACTTGAAAAAATAATAAATTTATCATCAAATATTAATAAAAAAGGGTTTGATACATTTACAAAAGAAGACATTGAAGATAATTCATTAATTAAAGCATATACAGATATTAAAGAATTTATTAAAAAAGTTGGTGAAGATACAATAGAATCTGCAATAACTGAAGATAATGTAGAACCTGATACAATTGGTCATGATTTATGGTTAACAAGAAATGGTCATGGTGCTGGTTTTTTTGATGGTCATTATGATGAGGAAAGAGAAGAAAAATTCCTTAACGCGTCAAGAGAAATGGGTTCTGTTGATTTGTATATTAATGAAAACGGTAAATTATCGTTTTCAAACGAACATGTTTTTGAAAATAAAAACAATAATATGAAAATATTAGTAAACGAAGAAGATTTAAAATATATAGAGGAATCTATTATGAATGGTCTAATTATTAAAGAAGACTTAAGAAGGTGGTTCAAGGAAAAATGGGTGGATGTATCTAAAAAGGTAGATGGTAAACATCCTCCTTGTGGTAGAAAAGAGGCAAAAGATAAAGGTTATCCAAAATGTAGACCATCTAAGAAAGTATCAAAAGACACACCAAAAACTGCTGGTTCATATTCAAAGAAAGAAAAAAAATCAATGACTTCTCAAAAAAGAAGTGCCGAAAAAAAAGACCCAAAAGTAGGTAAAGGAAATCTACCTACAATGACTAGATTTGATGAGAATAGAGTAATAAATTTGAAATTACCTGAAATAAGTGAAAAAAATTTACCACCTACGTTAAATGTATTAAATGAATCAAAAATAAATCTGAGTGAAGGACTACAATATCATTTAAAAAATGAAAAACAAATCATTGAAAATGTGTACAGAGTTTATTCAGAAAAATTTTTTGAATTATTTAATGAATCAAGAGAATTGGTAAATAAAAACATATTAAACGTTTTTGGTGATGATAAAGTACTTTTAAAAACTGACATAGGTAAAACAGGTATATATGAAGGTAATGAAGTTTATTTAGATATACCATTTGTTTTAGATGAAGAAGAATATTTAGTTGAAGCAAAACATAGAGGTAAAGAAGTAAAATTAAACAAACCATTTAGAACACCAGGTGGTCCGAAAAAATTTGCTGTTTATGTTAAAAGTCCAGGTGGTAATATTAAAAAAGTTACTTTTGGTGACCCTAATTTGAGGGTTAGAAATAATAATAAAGCTGCCGCTAAATCATTTAGAGCAAGACACAAATGTGACCAAAAGAAAGATAGAACAACTGCTGGGTGGTGGAGTTGCAATGTATCTAGATATAGGAAGGTGCTTAGCATCAAAAGCTCAAATTCTTGGTAGTAAATAAAAAAATTATGGAATTACCTTTTTCTGAAAAAATAAATAATGGGTTTTATATTAGAACATTTTCATCGGATTTAAATGAGAATGAATTGAAATGGCATTTTGATGAAGAAGATAGAATTGTTATATGTGAAAACGATACTGATTGGTTATTTCAATTTGATAATGAATTACCAATTACAATAAATAAAAATGAACCAATTGTTATCCAAAAAAATATTTATCATAGGATAATAAAAGGTACTAATAATTTAAAACTTAAAATTAAAAAACTATGAAACTAATCACTTTATTAGAAAGTAAACAAACTGAAGAACTTGGAAAAAATATCCTTAAAGGTAAAGGAATACCTGAAAATGATATTGAAAATATTGTAAATGATTTTAAAAATGGAGATAGGTCTCAAAATCAAAAAAATATTCCAATAATGTGTTTTTTTTATGATTCCAATATATCCACTAATCAAATCATTAGTGAGATAAACGATTTTAATCTATTAATGGATAATAGAAAAATTACTACTGAAAATTTTGGTAAAAAGGGGTTAACAATTAAGTACAAAGGTACTAATGGAGAAGATATTGAAAAAACATATACACCAAATGATTGGTTATCTTTTACCGAACTTATTCATGGTCAATTACAAATTTTTAATAGATCTAGAGAGAAATCTTCAGAATATGAAACTACTAAATATGATGAAGAAAAATCCGCTAACTTACCGATATACATGAAAGGAGATAATATTAATGTATATGAGGCTAAAGGTAAAAAAGATTGTATTAATTATACACACAGTTTAACAAATAAAACTTATACTTTTTGTATTGGTAGAACTGAACCATCACAAAATATGTATAATAGTTATAGAAATACTAGATCAGCTAAATTTTATTATATTGTAGATTTAAATAAAATGGATAAACCAAACGATCCATTACATATGGTTGTCTTACAAACAAATTTATTACCACAAAAAAGTATTACTTTAACGGATGCAAATAATACTTCTGGTAACATTGCGGAATATGGATCAGAGGTTGATGGATATTTAGAATATTTAAAGTCAAAAGGTATTGATACGGATAAATTTGAATATTCTGAATTAACTGAAACTGAAAAGTATACAAATAGATTAGTTAATAATTCAATTGGTGAGTTAGAAACTCTTTTAAATTTAGATAACCCATCAAATCCAAACTATAAAAAACCTGATATTGAAATTGAATCTGATTTAGAAAATTATTATTTAGGTCAATATATTGACCGTGGTCACACTTTAACTGATAAACAATTTGATTATTTCTTGAGTGTAAGTAAAGATTAAATTTAGATAATGATATGAAACATTCAGAAGTATTAAGTAGATATGTGAATACCGGTACACAAATACCAGAAAAACAATATGACCGTTTAACACCAGTGTTAAAGAAGTCTTATCTTAGAATGAGAAGGGTTGCAGGTTATGACGGTTGGGAATTTAAATTTTTAACTGATGATGAAAGAATAAAATCTATTGAAAAAAAAGGTAAAGAATTACTTCAAAATGAAATAAATTATTTACTTTATAGTTCAAATGATAATGACCTTATTGCAACAAAAATTATTGATGTGAAAGGTGAAAAATTGAGTCATTATGATATATTTCATTTACTTAAACGATCAAAAAGTATAGATAATATCGCAATAAAAATTATTGAAGTAAAAGGTGAAGATTTGGATTATAATGATATACATGAATTAATTCATTATTCACGTAATAAAGACCTTATTGCAACAAAAATTATTGATGTAAAAGGTGAAAAATTGTGGTCACAAGAAATAAAAATTTTACTTCAACATACTTCTGAAAACATTGAAGTAAAAATAATTCAAACAAAAGAAATTAAATTAAGTAAAATCGATATAAATAATTTACTTACATATTCAAAAGATAAAGAATTAATAAAGAAATTATTATTACAAAATGGTGTTGATTATAAATTAATAAATGATGCAATAACAAATTATAAAATAGATATTCCATTAATACCAGATAATTACCAGTCAATGTTACAAGAAATAAAAAGGATTAAAGAGATAATGAAATAAATATTTTTAATAAAAATATACCATCACATTACATTCATTAAATAACTTCATACTTTTTTCTTGAGATTCTTCCCATTTCTCTTTATTCTTTGTTGTACATTCTTTTTTACACCAAACAACTTGTATCCCCACATTTACAATGGCTCGAGCACAGTCCATACAGGGTACTCCAGACGTTAAATAAATTGTTGAGTTTTTTAATGAGACACCAATTCTAGCTGCATTATAAATAGAATTACGCTCCGCGTGTTCGATCCAAAAGTATTTTTCGGGTCTTTCCTGTCTTTCTTTTATGGTGTCATCTAAACCCCTCGGAAACGAGTTATATCCTGTCGATAAGACTTCATTATCCATACCAACAATAATAGCACCTATTTGTGTTGATTCGTCTTTAGACTTCAATTTTATCTGTTCTGCAATGTTTAAAAAATATTCGGTCCAGTTCATGATAATTTTTGTTTGGATATATAATGTAGTTTGTTGTTTTGGTATAAACCAATATTTTGGGCGATACCTTTTTCCACTAATTTACCTATTTCAGTAAAACTTTTAGTGTCGTTTAATGAAATTCCAATAATGAATTTTTCATTATCAACTTTTTCGTAAGTAACCGGTTTTATGATTTTACTTTGGTCTTCCATTTTTTTTTAATGCAAATATAATAATTAAAATTAATAAAAAAAGGGAATCCCTTTCGAGATTCCCTTTATATTTTAAGAGTAATTTATATTATCTTAATGTCGATGTTCCAAATGTAGTTAATCCAAATACGTCAATTACACCATAGTAACGGTTGTTAACCATTTTCTTTGCGTAACGAGTCATAATACCCTTAATTGGGGTAAAGTTAAATGGATTGTACATAGTTGGGGTCAACTGTAACGGTACATAAGGTGCATAAATATAACCTGCGTCCAATAATGATTTTCCTTTATGACCAATCATAATTTTACCTGCTGGTAAATATGGGTCACGGAATACTTGGTAACGACCAGCTAATGAACCAATTTTCTCAATACCCATGTTGTATTGGTCTTGCTCAGGATTTGCGTTTGATACGTGGAAATATTCCAAATCATCAAATACTGCAGATACTTCAGAAGATACTACAACCCAGTTAGCACCACCACGAAGAGTTGTCTTGTGGATTTGTGCTGAAATTTGGTTAATTTTTGTAACCAAAGTTTGATTCCAATCTTTTTGAGTATAACCCAAAAATGGAGTGTTTCCAGTTGCACCATATCTCCATTCGTTATAATCCCATTTACTTCTCCAAGCAGCACCCTTACGGATATCACGAAGAATTTCACGGTCAATTTCCGCTGCAATTTGTTCAGACAATAACGCTGTTAATTCGGCTTCTGCGTCAATATTATGGAATGCAGATACGTCTTGAGCAAGTTCAGGAGACCAGCTAGCTCTTAACTTTCTTTCAGTAACTGATACAGTTACAGATTGAAGGTCAAATGATACTTCACCAATTTCTTCTTCGAATTCAAGAGAACCATATGTATGGTAAGTGATTTTAAAATTAGCAATTGCTAAATCGTTAGAACTAAAATCTGAACCATTAAATCCTGTTGAATCGTTATAAGTTTCAAGATCAACACTTAAATAGATTTTTCCTTCTTCATCACAAATATCGTTATATTTTTCAAGATTTGTACCTGATTTTTGACCATATTCAATAAGACCTTTACCGTATTTTTGTGTTACAACATTAAAGTTTTTAACACCATTATTTCCAGTTGTGTTTCCTGTGATTTCAACAGATAATGATGCTAAAAATTCTTCAGTGTCCATTACGTTTCCATCTGCACCAACTAATTTACCTTGTCCTGCTTTTGTAAAACCACTAACAACGACAATTGAACTTGATACTGACGCACCACTTAAAGCTGCGGTAGTTTCTGATGGTACTCCACCATTAAACGTAACAAACGCATATGGTGTTGTAGTGTTAACTGTTTTAGGTCCTCTTGAATAATCAAAAAGGCCTTGATCAGCTCCGTCACTTTCTTCATAGAAACGGTCATAAAGACTTTTAGTTGATGTGTAACCAGCCGCTGGATCAGTTTCAGTACTTGGATAACCGAAAGGTGCTGCTTTAGTATCTTGAATTTTAGGTACAAAGAAGAACAATTTACCAATAGGTAAATTCATCGCCTGTACAGAAACGATATCGTTAGCTAATAATTTAGAAAACACCCTACGAATGATAGGGAATACAACTGTTTCAAATGAACCACTTGCGTCAGAAACCGCAGCTTCGTTAATTAAATAACTTGCTTGGTTTTCATATAATTGTGCTACGTTATCTTTTTGGTGACCGTCAAGTCCTTCTAGGAAACCGAGGTCGTTCCATTTTTTAATGGTATCTTCTTTGATAACACGTAGGTGTTTTAAACCAATGTTACCAACCATACCAGATTCTAATAATGCTCCCATTTTTAATTTTTTAATTTTAATTTTTTATTTTAATTTTGACATTAAGTCTTTCATTCTTCTAAACTGAGGATTTTCATAAGCTTTCGATTCAGAAAGAACCTGAGTTGAGGAAGAAGTAGTCGGACTTGTCCTTAGTTTTTCAACCACAGATTCAGATACAGGTTTTTTTGTATCTAAATCATTTTTAAGATTATTGTAAAGATTCTTTGATTCTTTCAATGTTGAAACCGAATCAAATTTCTTTAAAATGTTTATTTTTTCTTTTTTTGTGGTAGAATGTTCAGTAAATAAACGTGTAGCGTAAGCTAAATTAGCGTTGAATACAGCAACTTCATTAAGTTTATCTTTAAAAAGAATTAATGCTTTTCTATATTCTGTATTCTGTTTTTTTAGTTTTGTTACTTCTTCATTAATTGCACCTGATGCAAATAATTTCTTACCTTTTATTCCTGCTCTGTCAGCACCACCTTTGTCTCCGTGTATATTCCATTTAGTTCTTGCTGCTTCACCCACATCACCTTCTGGTGACATCATTTCTTCTTCTGGTTCACCATCAAGGTCTATTTCATATACTACTTCGTCATCGTTATTCATATGACTTTTAATTGTATCATTAAAATTATCTTCTTCGTCCATTGACATATCTTTGTCACCAAAGAATGAATCTTCATCTTCTTCGTCACCAAAGAATTCATCATCTTCGTCCATTGACAAATCTTCGTCACCAAAGAATTCATCTTCTTCGTCCATTGGATATTCGTCCATTTCTGATTCGTCTAATTTAATGATATATTCATTATCACCATCTTTAAATTCGATTTGACCATCGTCTTTTTTAACGATAAACCCATCTTCAGGTTTCATTGCTTTAAAAATTCTTAAAACTTCTTCAGGACTTGCGTCTGTTGCGTTAAAAACTTCACTGTCTTGTGAATCAAACCCACCCATATCAGGTTGGTCGTCACCCATATTTAAACTATCGAAATCTGATTCTTCATCGTCCATGTCTAATTCTTCATCATCCATTTCTGAATCTTCATCGTCCATTTCTGAATCTTCATCGTCCATGTCTAATTCTTCATCATCCATTTCTGAATCTTCATCATCCATTTCTTCGTTATCAAGGTCTTCATCACCTTCATCAGGTACATCTTTTTTTCCTTTCTTAGGAGCCTGTTCGTAAACATCGTCCTCTTCTTCCAAAGATTCTTTCAACAAATCATTTAGTTCTTGTTTCATAGTAGAAGCAAGTATACCTTTTGCGTTTGTTTTTACGGCCTCTTCAAGTGTTTGAACTTGAAGCAATGCTTGTTCTAAAATTGATTTTTCGTTCATTTGGAAATTTATTTTTTATATAAATATCTTAATATTATAAAAAAAACCAGTTTCTATAAAAAAAACTGGTTTTTAATAACAAAAACATGAATAAATTTTTTTATTTATACAAGAAATTATCTAATTTATTCATTAAATTTTTCATCTTATCTATAGACTGTGGTTTTTCCTCAGTTGATTCCTCATAATTATTTCTATCATCCAAATTTTTAAATATATATGCACCAGGTGTTGATGGTGATGACACTAAATCAAAACAAACTAATTCAAAATCATCTTGAACAATATTTTGTCCTTTTATATTTTTTAAAGAACCAACACCTCTTGATGAAATACCTAATGTTGCTCCATTCATTAAAAGCATAGCCGCTTGGTCTCCCTTAGTACTAACTATACCCATTTTTCTCCACCCTGGTGATGTAAACAGTTTAATTTTCCCCATTAAAATTTTACCGTCCCACCATGTTTCAGTTATCGAATGAGAAACTCTATCTAAATCTATTAAACTTGAATTACCGGTCCAATGACATTTACCATTACTTTTCACATAATATGTGTGATTTGGGACATCAACTGAATAAACATAATCATCAAAATCAATTTCAGTTGTTTTAATCATTCGACTATCCATATATATTCCTTTAGTTTTTGATAATGTTAAAAACCACATATCATGACTATTTTCACCTTTAATTAAACGTGGAGTACCATTATCCTCAGTAATATACCTATCAAATTTTCTATTTTCATAACGTATATTCCCAAAACCACCACTTTTAATTAATAATTCTTGTAAATCTAAAATTAATTGTTTTGATGTTGAAAAAACATCCGATTGTTTATATTTTCGACCAACGGTTCTTCCATCACCCAATTTAAACCAATTTAATAAATAGTTAAAATATTTTGGTGATGAGTTTTTTAAATCACTTGGAATATATTTTTCGTTCGCCTTACCTAATGGTAATAAATATCTCCATAATCGTCTATCATGTATTTTGAATGTTGTTGTACCATTTTTAGAAACATATTTATTTATATTAAATGGTAATAAATCACATAACTCTTCTATTAATAATGTTGTTTCCTGTTTCTTTTGTGATACACCAATACCGTAACCGTGGTCTGAAGATTCATAATATGTCACATCACCGTTAGATAAAACACATTTACGTTTTTTTATTTTACTTGAATTTGTATATCCCTCAGATAAAAATATACCCATAAATGACATAAAAATATCCATAGGTATCTTCACATCTTGTTTATATGTTAAACGTATTGTTTCACTATCTCTAATATTAAAATCAGAATCAGTACATCCTTTTAATGTAAAATATTCAACATTATTATTGGTATCAATATTACCTTTTTTAGGTATATAAAAATTAGATAATGAATTACCTTTTTGTAATGTTTCATGAATTTCTTGTGACGTGATAAATTTTCGTTTATTATTTCGTTGGTTAGTTAAAGGAAATTTATGGTTCGGAGTAACCATAGTATCAATAAATCTACCTTTAAGGTTAATCATCTTACCTTTATATTGGTGTTTAACTGTTGAATATATTTGTTTTAATTCAATGACACCGTTATCGTTTAATGTGTATATTTTTTCAAACTCATCAATTTCTTTAATATTTTTCCAACCAGTTTCAGTTAAAATATCAACATCACCAGAGTGGCAGGATGGGTGATTCAATTCACTTAACGCGCCACCTTTCCTTATTATGTTTTGATATTTTTCGTTTTCCCTCTTTAATAATGTTTCAGGATAAATACGACCATTTTTATTTGGTGTATCAAACTTTTGTAAAACAGCATGTAATACCACATCTTCAAAAAAATTGGTATCTTTCATTTCAGATATAATCTTTTTATTATCATTTGGGGAAACATGACCCGCATCGTATTCAATTAAAAGTTTCCTTCCGTCTTTAAATGTATATTCTTTTTCCATATTTAATAAATAGTTCACAGAAATTTATTATATATAAATATTAAATTATTTCTTTTTATTATGAAAATTAAAAAGTATTTCATTGGTTAATATATCGTCGATAATATATTGTGATAAATTAATAATTAATTGTTTAATTTCTTTTGACTTTAATTCAAATTTTTTATCTACATATAAGGTTATTTCTAAATCCATAAACGACCTTTTATTTGTTTTTATACTACTTGTTTTAATGTCTAAATCAACAATAGATTCTTGTTTAAAATAAACACAATTTAAATTAAAAATGTGGTGTTTAATTACTTTACTTATTTTTGATATAATTTTTTGAAAATTATAGTTCTCTTCAGTAGGTTGTGTCCAAGAATTTAACTTGATATAAATTGTTTTTAAGTTTTTGTAATCTACTGTTCCATAACCTATCTTAACATTGTTATGTGTGTTTACGTTAATAAATTTTCCTTTTTTCATTAAATAATATTCATGTCTATTTTTTATGGTGTGTATTTAAAATATACATAATAAATTTAAAAAATCAAAATTTATAACAATAAAAAAAACCTTAGACTATTTTGTCTAAGGTTTTTACATATAAAGTATTAAGATATTTTAAAGTAAACCTTCTTTAAGTTCTAATAATTTAAAGTAATTATATTTCGATAATTCTTTTTCATTTATTTGTTTTTTAACGTTACTAAGTTTTTCTATTAACGAATTATCATTTGACTCATTTAAGATATTTTCTATTTTACTATTTAATTCAAATTTCAAATGACTTGTCTCATTAATTAATGTTTCTTCATTCATTGACATAATATCTTTAAATTTTTTCTTTTGATCTTCATTTAAAAAATCACCGTATTTTATATTAAAGTTACTTACTAATACATTGTTCAGTAATGAAAAATTTTCAATCTGAACATTTGAAAGTCCATCTTTTTTAATTTCTTTTTCTTTCATTAAGAAATTAATAAATTTTTCTTTCGATTCAAATTTAGTATTAATGTTATTAATATTATGTTCTTCAGATAATGTATCTAACCATTCGTACAATTCGTTCTTTTCAATAACTACATCTTTTAAAATTTTATCTAATTTTTTACAATCCGTATTTATTGTTTTCATTTTTTGAATGAAATGAGGTTCCAAAGTTTCAACAAATAATCTTGCATTATCTTTTTGTGCAATATGTGTTGTTTCCATATCTTCATAAAATTTATATACTTCAACCAAATTTTTATTAGACTTTAATTTTTTTATTAAGTCTTTTAATTCTTTCTTATTACCTGAATTGTAAGCTTCGGTTAATTTAACCAGTACTTTTGTTTTTAATTCACCAAATTTTGTCATATTATTCTTCATTTAAAATATTTTTTAGTTTATTTTCTATTTCATAAATATTCTTTTGTGCTTTATTTACGTCAAATAATTCACTTAATTCATCACCTTCACCTAACATATTTAATAAATTTCTTTTCTTTGTTGATTCGGCTAATGGTGCTGAAGTTTCAGTAGATGGTGGTGTTGAAGAACCTCCCATATCCATACCACCCATTTCACCACCAGCATCTGTATTTTGTGATTTTTCTAACTTATCTCTTTCCTCTTTAGAAATACCATATTTTGAATCAACATCATCAAAAACACCTGAACGTTTAATTACATTTTGTGTGTTTTGTAATTCAATACCCATTGCTCTTTCTAACCTTTGTTGTTGTAAATCAAGTAAAACTTCATTGTCACTCATACCTAAAATATTTTTCTTAGCCCAAGTATGTGAAACAGGTAAAATACCTAATTGTGAATTATCTGATGTTGCATCTTTATATAGTAATATTTTTTCTTTCCATTGTTCTATTCTTAATAAATCAGATTGTGCTGATGGATTTGTCAAAGAAAGAGTAAAATTATCTAATTCATCTTCCATTCCAAGAAGATAAAGATGCATTAATGCTATTTTATTTAACTCCTGAACTAATGATTTTTGTATTCTATTAATTGTTCTAGCGAAACGGATATCCATTAACGCTAATTGTTTACCATCACCAACAACTTCTTCAAATCCTAAAAATGCTTTAGGAATACGAAGAGCCGCCAACATTTTCTTTTGAATGTATTCGATATCGGCAATCTCACCTAAATTTTGTGCTCCTGGTAATGTTTCTATTGGGTTAGTTTGAGTAGCGTCACGAACAGGAATAAAATAATCTTGGTCTACTGCCATTTGATTATATCTCATATCTATTTGTCCATTCCTTGAATCAACTATTTGGTCTCTTTTAAATTTATTAGCAACACGTTGAACATAAGATTCAATGTCTTTATCATCCATATTACCAACAAATACTTTAAAAACCCTTCTTTCGGGCGCTCTGGTATTGTGTACTGGAATATTATTTGCAATAAAATTATGTTCCTCATGTTCTACACTAATATCATAAACTTTTTCTTCACCCCATTCTGATATGTTAATAATATTTTCAGTTAAGGGGGTAATTAGTTCACTAATCGTAACCTCATATGAATAAGTTTCTTTCATTCTACGACCAGATTCGATTTCATGACCACCTTCTCGAAAACGTGTTTTGATATGACCTGAATTTAATCCCATTCCTGACCAAAGCTCTTTAATATCTTCAATAAGTTTTTTATTACACAGGGAGATTGTGGTGAACATTGTTCCTTTTGGTGTGTGTCGAATACATCCGTCAGCATCCATTAAACCCTCCATAAATGATTTTTTAATATCGTATTCTTGTTGAAATACCCATTTTGGAATTCTTTTATTGTGTGCTCCTTTTATGTAACCTAAATCAATTAAAATATCTTTTAATCTTTTAGAACTAACTGAGTATGATGTGTATTTTCTATTATTACTGATATTAAGTGATATTCTAGATTCGTATTTTTTAAACAATTGATAATATTTTTCATTAACTTCTTCATCACTTCCTTCGGCAAAACCTACAACATCACTTGAAATAAAACCATCTCCTATCATGAAACCAAAAAGTTTAGCAAAATCAGTATCAACATAATCAGGTAAGTTCAGTGTGTTTGGTTTAATTTCACCTTTAGTATATGTTACTAAATGTGTTGGTTGAATATTAAACTCTTCACAAACCATCAATGCAGTTAAATGAGGTAACCCTTTAATCCCTTTACCACCATACAAAAATTGTCTAATCCTTTTTATGTCCCCACATTTTCTCATTTTTTCGGAAATGGAATCGTTAAATTCTTTAGACCTAAATTTATCCACCCCTTCTTTTGTTAAATAAGAATAAAGAACCTCACCATTACGATTGATTTTTTTTGGTATTACGGGTAGATTATTTACATTAGTGTTAATTAATTTATGTTTTTTAATCATTAAATCTTTCGCATCAACATACTTTAACACATTCTCATCCTGAACTAAAATTGGGTGGGTTTCTGTACAAATAATTTCATTATGTAAAGATTTTAATTTTAAAACTTTTTTAATTCCATTATCTTTAACGTAGGTGACTTTATTAGGGATAAGGTTTTGACTTTTATCAAAGGTTAAAATAGTGTCACCTTCTTGAATATCTTTTATGTATTTGTAACCATCGATGGTCCTTACTCTTGTGTCACCCACTAAACATGTTCTATAAATTAACATCGCGTCTTCAGCTAGAAGTAATTGTTTCCAAATTCTTCTAATCTTATCTAACATACTGGTTCCATATGGAAGTTTCCTATCATCACCCAACAATCTAAAATGTGCCATTTCCCATGCTTGGAATTCTAACTCTTTATTAGTCCATTGAAATCTTAGTTCCCTTGTTGGTATATTATTAGTTCTTTGATTCGGTGATTTAGATTCTCTCCCTTCAATTCTTTGTATTTCAATATTTGGTAATTGTTGACAACCAATAATACCTTTTTCAGGATCTATTTTTAAGTAAACAAAATTATCACCATACTTACAAACACCTCTGGTCCACATTTGTAAATTTGTGTTTAAATCTAATCTATTTAAAAAAAGGTCTTCTAAAATTGTCTTAACTCTAGTTGATTCTGAAAAAATAGTTAAAATTTCACCTTTTTCAGAAAGTGTTGTAGATTCTTCAGCATATATATCTAAGGCTGCCGATATTTCTGGAGTATTATGAGAAAAAATAGTATCTGTTGCAAAATTTTTATAACCAGGAACAGTTAAATCATATACAGGTACTACTCCATATGGTTCAATTGAAACGATTTTATGATTTACAATAACTTCGTCACTATTTTTTTTCCTACCAGCTTTTGATTTTTTCATACCATAAGCTTCCATAAAAGTACCCCAAGTTTTGTAACCACCACTTCTTAATGTTGATATTAATTTAGTAGTTTTCACACCTAAATAATCTGATCCC